CTTGGCCCTCTGAAGCCTTCTGATGAGCCCGGAACCAACAAGCCCTTCTGGACTAAGATGGCTGATATCTGGAAGGTGGGGGAGTCTGTAGCACGTAAGCAGCTATGCGCTAATTGCGAATACTTCGAGAACACCCCTGAGATGATGATGATGATGGACACCATCCCCCGCAATGAGTTTGATACTGATGCTGGTGGTAGAGGCTATTGCCATCGCTTTGATTTCATCTGCCACAATCTGCGCTCATGCCAAGCATGGGAATACAGAGAGTATGTGAGCGAAGACGATAAAGAGGAAGACTGATATGGCTACTATGACTAAGAAGCAAACTGCTAAGGTTGGAACAGTGATGCATGAGTTTAAAGGTAAGTCTCTGCACAGCGGCAAAGGTGGCCCTGTTGTTAAGAACCCCAAGCAAGCCATTGCCATTGCGCTGTCTGAAGCAAGCAAGCTCAAGAAGAAATGAGTATTACTTCCTACCCGCAGAAGGTTAGCTTCTCCAGCACAGGCAACACTGTCTCTATTGGAGGAACTAACCTTGATGCCTTTGGTAGGTTACGTGTAAGCCAGCCTTATACGCTGTTCGATAGCCAGAACAGATATGCAGCAGATCCCCAGTTTGATACGTCTACGTCTACTGGTGGTACAGCTACACATCTTAGCAATGAGTCTTCTGTCAGCATGGCTGTCACTACAACCTCAGGCTCTGAAGTTGTTAGGCAAACCTTCCGTGTGTTTCCTTATCAGCCCGGTAAGAGCCTGTTGCTGTTGGCTACGTTCAAGATGGACACAGCCAAAGCTAACTTGCGTCAGCGTGTAGGTTATTTCAATACAGGCAACGGTGTGTTCCTTGAGAAGAGTGGTACTACTGTTCCTCGCTTTGTTGTTAGAACCAGCACAAGCGGATCTCCTGTTGACACCCGCTATGTAGATCAAACGTCATGGAATGGGGATAAGCTAGATGGTACTGGAACAAGTGGCATCACCATTGATCTAACCACTACACAGATCTTGTTCCTTGACTTTGAATGGCTTGGTGTTGGTAGCGTTAGATGTGGCTTTGTCATTAACGGACAGTTCATTGTCTGCCACACCTTCCACAATGCCAATATACAAACAGCAGTGTATATGACCACTGCTATATTGCCTGTACGCTATGAGATAACCAACACAGGAACTACAGCATCCTCTTCAGCAATGAAGCAGATCTGTTCCTCTGTTATGTCTGAGGGTGGATATGAAGCGGTGTCTCAGGAGTATGTTGCTAGGATGACAGCAGCTACAACAGGTACATTTTTAACAACTACATTTAAACCTTTGGTTTCAATTAGGCTGGCTTCTACAGCACTGGGCTCAGTAATCCTTCCCTATAATTTAAATTTTCTCCCTACAACTTCAGACAACTACGAGCTAGCTTTATTTGAGGATGCTACATTGACAACTCCTACATGGACAGCTATATCAAATAATTCTAAAGTGGAGCAGGATATAGCATCTACATCTATGACAGGTGGTAGTTTGGTATACAGCGAATTTACTACAGGTAAATCTGGTAGAGTTCCGCTTGCAACAGGCTCTGGTTACAACTGGGATTTACAACTTGGTTGTTCTTTGACTAATGTTAGTGATATTTATACTCTTGCTGCTAGAACCCTAACATCTACTGGGGGTGGTATTGGTGCTCTTTCTTTCTATGATTTGACATAATGGCTACAACAAACAAGAATAGAACAGTGGGGCTGGTGCTTACTACCAGCAATCAAGATGTATACACTGTACCTACAAGTTTCAGATCCACTGTTGAAAGTGTCGTTGTAAGTAACACATCTTCAGCACCTGTTACTTTTTCCCTAGATTGGTATCAAGCCCTGTCTTCCACATACTACGCCATTGGCACAACGGTGCGTATGGAACCCAATAGTGTGTTACAACTAACCAATGCTTTCTACTTAGCACCAAGAGATAAGATTAGAGGACTAGCCAGTGCTGGCTCAGCCATCACAGTGTCTATCAGAGTTAGTGAAGACTTCGTTACAGTGAACCCATAAATATGGCAACTAAATCTACAGTTAATGCTGCTGGTAATTATACTAAGCCAGAGATGCGTAAGAAAATAGTTTCTCAAGTTAAGTCAGCCGCTGTGCAAGGTACTGGCGCTGGTCAATGGAGTGCTCGTAAAGCACAGCTTGTTGCTAAGAAATACAAAGCCGCTGGCGGGGGATATAAAAAATGAAAGCCCCACAGAAGTCTCTTAAGGATTGGGGTGACCAGAAATGGCAAACCAAATCTGGCAAACCATCAAGCAAGACAGGAGAGCGTTATCTCCCTGAGGCTGCTATAAAAGCTTTGTCCCCTGCTGAGTATGCTGCTACAACTAAAGCTAAGCGAGCAGGGAAAGCAGCAGGTAAACAATTTGTGGCGCAACCAAAAGCCATTGCAAAGAAAACAGAAAGATTTAGATAATGGCAAAAGAACTGTCGGAACAACATAAGAAATTTCTAGAGGTACTATTCGATGAAGCTGGTGGTAGTCTCAACAAGGCGAAGGAGATGGCTGGTTTTTCTCGTGGCTATAGTACGCGCTTGCTTACCAACTATCTTAAAGAAGAGATCATTGAGGCTACCCAGCTTTTCATCGCCATGAATGCACCTAAGGCTGCTATGGCTATGGTGAGTGGCATTGATGATCCTACAGAGCTTGGCCTCAAAGAGAAGATGAGTGCAGCTAAAGATTTGTTAGACAGAGCAGGGCTAGGTAAGACTGACAAGATTCAAGTGGAAGCAACCAATGGCGTGATGATCTTGCCAGCCAAGGACAAAGAGGAAGACTGATGAAGGAACTGGGTTTAGGTAAATGGATATTGCCCCAGCCCCCTGACAAGAAGGAATATGTAAGGATACCCAAGATGGGTAGAACCATACCCTTCGGTTATAAGGATGATGACGAAGAAGGCTGGCTAGCACCAATACCAATTGAGCTAGAATTCCTTGAGAAGGCTAAGATTTTTCTTAAACAGTATTCCATGAGGCAAGTGGCAGCATGGCTTTCCACTCAGACAGGTAGACAAATAAGCCATGTAGGCTTAGCTAAACGAATTAAACATGAGCAATCCCACAAGAGAAAGGCTTCAACTTACCGCAAGCTTACCGAAAGGTACGAAAAAGCCCTCAAGAAAGCCGAAGAGTACGAAGAAAGAACTGGAACAGCCCAAGATAGTGGTTACTTCCACTCAGGAAAATATAGAGATACCAGAGAGTCTTTCTCCAGAAGTACCATTGAATGAGATAGAAGCACAGAACATCATCTTCAAGCCCAATGCTGGGCCACAAACCTTCTTCTTAGCTGCTGGCGAGAGGGAAGTTTTGTATGGTGGGGCTGCTGGTGGTGGTAAAAGCTACGCTATGTTAGCTGATCCGCTCAGATATATGGGTCATCCACAGTTTTCTGGGCTGCTTTTGCGCCACACGACAGAGGAATTGCGTGAGTTGGTGTGGAAAAGCCAAGAGATATATCCCAAGATCTACCCCGGCATCAAGTGGAGTGAGCGAAAGATGCAGTGGCAAGCTCCAAGTGGGGCTAGATTGTGGATGTCCTACCTAGATAGAGACGAGGATGTGCTGCGTTATCAGGGTTTGGCCTTTAGCTGGATTGGTTTTGATGAGTTGACACAGTGGCATACACCGTTTGCGTGGAACTATATGCGTTCCCGCTTGCGTACACCAGCGTCTGACCTGTCAATATACATGAGAGCTACCACCAATCCCGGTGGCCCCGGTCATGCTTGGGTGAAGAAGATGTTTATTGACCCAGCACCGGCTGGGAAAGCCTTCTGGGCTACGGATATTGAGACAAGCCAGACTTTAGTGTATCCCAGAGGACACAGTAGAGAGGGACAACCCCTATTTAAGCGTAGGTTCATCCCTGCAATGCTGGCAGACAACCCATATCTGGCAGAAACTGGTGATTATGAGACGATGCTGCTGTCTTTGCCAGAGCATCAGAGGAAACAACTGCTAGAAGGTAACTGGGATGTAGCAGAAGGTGCAGCATTCCCTGAGTTTAACAGGCAAATACACGTTGTTCCTTCGTTTGACATACCCGGCAACTGGACTAAGTTCAGATCTGCGGACTATGGCTACGGAAGCTACAGTGCTGTGGTGTGGTTTGCTGTATCTCCTAGCGATCAGCTAGTCATCTACAGAGAATTGTACGTCTCTAAGGTGTTGGCTAAGGATTTGGCTAAGATGGTACTGGCAGCAGAGGTTAATGATGGGCCTATGCGCTATGGTGTGCTAGATAGTAGCTGCTGGGCTAGGCGTGGTGACACTGGCCCCTCCTTAGCTGAGCAGATGATACAAGAAGGATGCCGTTGGAGGCCAGCAGATCGTAGTGCTGGTAGCCGCATAGCTGGAAAGCAGCAACTTCACAAGCGTTTGCAAGTGGATACGTTTACAGATGAGCCTCGTATGGTTATAACTAGTAACTGTACGAACATAATTGCACAGCTTCCAATCATTCCTTTGGATAAGAAGAATCCTGAGGATATTGATACAAAGGCTGAAGATCATCTGTACGATGCAATTAGATATGGGATAATGAGTAGGCCCCGGAGTAGTCTGTTTGACTATAACCCTCTGACAACTTCGCATACAGGTATGCGTATGGCAGATAAAACTTTTGGATATTGATATGGAACAGAAACCGACAGATAGTAAAGAGCTTGCTCTAGCTGATGCTAAAGATATTGAGGACGAGTCCACAGAAGGCTCTGGCCTCATTGACTTTATTGAGCAGCGCTATACAAAATCTGAGACATATCGTAGAACAGACGAGATTCGTTGGCTAAAAGCATATAGAAACTATCGCGGTCTGTACAGTCCTGATGTTCAGTTTACAGAGACTGAGAAGTCCCGTGTATTCATTAAGGTGACAAAGACTAAAGTGCTTGCTGCTTATGGGCAAGTCATT